AAAAAGTCAGACTCGATACCAGACACAAGCGTTGCAACAGCGGGAGCGATGTAGTTCTTAGACAAGTCATCGAATGCAGCGCCGTTATTGACAGATTGAATCAGTTCAGCAGAATTGAACTTCATATCAACACCGTCCTGAGTCGCCACAGTGATGCTTTGTGTGCTTTCTGCTTGTTCCTGAACATTCATTACACGCGAACCTTGACGGCGAGTGTAACGGTTAGGCTCACGAACACGAAGAGAAGCACCGTGTTTTGCGCCGGTTTGTTTGAAAGAATCGTCGTATTGACGGTCGATTGTACCGATGAACGAGAGTTTCTCATGCGCAATGCGCAGAGCCTCTTTCGTCACCATATCTACTACTGCAAAGGTATTAGCCATGTTTAACTCCTAATTGATTATCGCGAACCGCGCGTTGCAATAAACTTCTTGCGCCACGCATCAAATTCTTTCGGTGTCATTTCTTCGGGCGCTTTTTCAACTTTCGCCCGTTGATTGACTGGATTAATAGGAGCGGGAGTTTTCGTCACGCTTACCTTTTTATCCTCTATCTTTGCCTCCAATCGTCCAATGGCTCGAATGGCTGCGGCCCCTGTGAGTTCCGCAATGTCATCAGCTTCATCTGGGTTAGATGCCAAGTAATAGGCAATCTTTGGCCCAATGTCGCTTTCCTGAATCGCTTGCAAAATTGCAGGGTCTTTAAACTGAATATCCGAAGAAGCTAACACTTCATCGAAGTCCGGCATTTCTACCGTTGCTGCGGCTACTCGTTTAGCCCATGATTCAGCGGTTTTTACTTGCGCCGCTTGCGCTTGACGTTCCGCTTCTGCTTTTTTATGGCTAGACAGCGTGGATTCTACAACTTGGTTAGCTTCATATCGCGCTACCGCTCGACTGTAAGCATCAAAATCATTGTTGAAATCTTCATATTTCGGAGCACCTTCTGGTACTTTCGCAACTTGCGATTGTTCAAGTTGTTGAAGTCTTCGCTCTAATTCGTTAGCCCTTGCCTCTGCCTCATATTTCTGGCGTACAGCGCGATCAATGCGCTTCTGGACACCTTTTGGGATTGGTTCATCCTTCGGCTTTTCTACTACTTCTTGGGCGGCTTTTTGCCCTTCTTCTTGCAGGCCATCAGTGTTTTCATTTTGTACGCCTTCCGGTTGAACTTCGTTCTGCACTTCTGTCTGTTGTATTTCTGCAACTTCCATGATTAACCCCATGTATCCGCATTCCTGCGTAAAGTAAGCACTAACTTATGTTAGTAATCGCACACTATCATATATGTGTATTTTATTCAACAGTTACTATCTGATTCTCTTGTTCTGCTATCTTATTCATGCTTTCTACGGCTTTTTCTGCAATTCCCGCCTCTGCCTTGATGCGCTCTTTCTCAAGGTCTTGCATAATCTTCGATCTATCGGTTTCAGCAGAGTAGGCAGAAATGTGAACCTCTTGCTGTTTAAGCTCAAGCTCTGCGCTCTTTACCTGTACCTCTACAGATTTATCCTGATTCGCTGCTTCGAGCTCTTTCATCTTCTGTGCAAGTTGTTGAATCATCTGTTCAGCTTGTTGAATCTGCATATCCTTCTCTTGGATAGCTTGTTGAGCTTGCATAATCACTTGCTGAACCTCAGGAGACATTTCTCCTTCTTTTTGTTCTGCCTGCTGAATCTGCGGTGGCAAAAGAAGTTTCAAGCGTTTAGCCATTTCATCAGCACCAGGCCAATCCATGTTCTTAACCATCAAATCCCCAATGATCTGCATCAATGCAGGGTTGGCTTGGGTCATTTGCATCATTGCTTCTGCAGCTTCAACCCTGCGCGTGGTATAAGAAGCGCCAGCCGTTACAGATACGTCATATGTGCCGATACTCAGGTTGTAAATCGTCTTTGCGCCAATCTTTTGCTTGGATTGTTGTAGATCAGGGCTAATATGCGCCATGTCTGGCGTTCCATCTTCACCGATAATCCTGATTACTCGCTGGGAGTCGTAAACTTTCGGGATGAGGTCAACCAGAATCCTACCAATATGGCGAATAGACCTAGCCAAGTTATCGTGGAAGTGGAATGTTGAAGTATCTCCCTCACGTTGGCGAGCCATGATAGCCCGACCAGACTTTTCGTTACCTTGCTGACCTAACGAAGCTGCATACATCCCAAGCGATGCCTGAATGTCATGCTCAGACATCTGCATATCCTGAGCGAATCCAGCTGGAACGTCACTAGCAGGCTGGCGTTGCGGCGCTCCCAAAACTGTACCATCCAAGCTCTGAGGGTCATACGTCAACACTGAGTAATTAACCCTGTTCGCATCTTCCCATTCTGGATGATTCTCTACCTGACCAGCAGCAGCAACGTAAGGCGCTTTAGGTGCTAGCGCCACTCTCTCGGCAAACGCGCTTCTTGAGTAGTTATAGAGCCTTTGGGAGTCTTTTGCCATGTGGCACAGGCCGACATACGACACTTCGCCATCAATATCAATCTCATTCCCAAGAATAGGAACAACAGGGATATATTTACCAATCCATTCGCGCGGTTCTTCGATGTATCCTTTGCCGTGAACCTTAGACCACATAACAACATTTGCGTTAATCGTTCTAGATTCTACGATTTGAGGAGGGATAAGGCCTTCGTTTACTGCTGCTTGATACTCATCATCGAGAACTGTAGTTCCATCAACCAGCATGTGCAATGTGCGAGGCTTTTGGACGATTTCAAAGTATTCGGCGATAATCTTCTTGTCTTCACCAGCAGTCCATCCAAGTTCACCAACTTCGAAGTCTGGAGCGGATTCGTCTGCATCTGGATAAAGAGACTCAAATTCATCATCTGGGATTTCGTCAATGATGAATGCGTACTTAATATCAGACCCGTCTGCCTTCTTGAAGTCAGGGTCTACTACAACTGCCAAAGGATTACGGATACGTTCAATGCAAATCTCTTGCTCGAACGTGTTTTCATGCGCGTATTCCGTAAGAACACGGATAAACCCAAAACCTCCGCGAACCGCACAATCAACTCCGGTGTCGTAAGCCGCAGAAGCGTCCGATCTATCCTCGATATGCCTGCAAAGTCCTTGGATAATGTCTGCGGTTTCAATGTCAGCCCCAGAGTCAACAGGTCGAACTTTAATGGATGGTCGGTTTTGGCGTGAATCGTTTACTACTTGGCGAACGTATTGATTGAGCTTATCAACTACCAGACAAGGCTGTCCTTCAGAATCGCGTTCGTCTTGAATGTCTTTAGGCCATTGGTCACCAGCCAAGAATTCAACATCTTCCTTGTACCGCTTGCGATTGTCAGCCCATGCCTCAGTAGCATACTTGAACCGCTCCCTAATCTCGTGGAGTGGGTCTTGCTTAAGCTCTTGGGATTCTTCCATCTGCGCAGTCCTTTACAGGTTTTGCGCAGTATATCATAAAAGTTAGTTTGTGCTAACTAACGCATCCATCCGTTTTGGCGGCGTTGTTTAACCTTTGTTTCCTTAACTTCCGGCTTTGTAACCCTTCTCAGAGCCTCAAGAGCGTATCTCAGAGCGTCTATACAGTGATTATCCTTGTCTAACAGTATCGGAAGGACTTCGTTAGTCTTATCGTCAATCTTGTACGAATAAAGGGTTAGTTCGTCAATTACATGAGTGCATCTAGGATGCACGATAATATCGTAGCTTTTTAGGAACTCGACACCCTCTTCTACGCTGTTCTTTCCTTTAACAGAGCTTGAGATTTTAGGATAACCGTGGTTCCTCATGTAACTAATAGTCTCTGGTCGTGCAGAATCAGCCGTAATCGGCCATTTTGCACTATCTGGTATTTGAGCGAACAAGTCAGGCAGGAAGTCAATTTCGCATCCGATCATGTAAACTTCTTGGTCAATGTAAAGATTCCGTCCTTCAATGTAACAACGAAGCAATACAGACGGGTCTTTAGCGAATCCCCAATCCGCACCAAGCCTGAATATCGCACCTTGGTGAGTATCGAACTCTTCTACCTTCCAGTTCTTGAATACCCTGGCCTCGCTGTTCTTCTGGTATTGACCTAGCCAAATATGCGCGTATTTGTCAGGGTCGCGCCGCTTGTCGTACTCCATTTCCTCAAGCAATACATCAGGCAAGAATGGATTCTCTGAGTAGTTAGCACTTACTAACACAGTCCCAGTTGGTGGCTTTTCACATCTAAGCAGCTTTTCGACTGGGTCTGTCTCTTTATCTGGATTCCAGCTAAACCATATCTCTGAGTTTTCTTTGCGGATTGTCGGCCTAAGAAGGTCTAAGCTCTTTTGGCTGAGGGTTTGTGCTTCTTCCACCCATGCAATGTCGTAACCCTCAAGCGACTTGATAGAATCAGCCGTATGATTCTGCATCCCCTGGAAGATGATAAGACCTCCATACGGGCATTTTATGACGCTCTCTTGAACATCGAACATAGAACCAACTCCCAAAGCCTCAATCTTGGACTCTAGCAGCTTCTTTACTGATTGGTTTAGGGTTCTTTGAACTTCGCGGATACAGACAGCATCCGTCTTTTGCATGATGCATCGCTCTATGAGCAGTTCTGCAAAAAAATGTGACTTACCGCTTCCTCGACCACCATAAGCTCCTTTGTAACGGCTTGGAGTTAATAGCGGCTTGAATACTCGCGGGGTTTGAATCTGTAGCTTCACTTGTCGATAATTACGCGCTCGATTACTTTTACCATCAATGGGCTATCTTCGTCACCTGATACCGATACAGATTGCGCTGGCTTACCATCAAATGTATCCCTTACGAACTCAACTGCCCTTTGATCGCCTTCTGCTGCTTTATCAAGGATAACTCCAAGCCCTTGAGCTATACGCTTATGGTCTTCTTGTACGCTAATCTTGCGCAAAAGGTTCTCTACCAATTTCCCTTTGGCAGCGTTTGTATTTCCAATTGGAGCGCCTCTTCCTGCCATTTTGCTTTAATTCCTATTGTATTGTTTTATCGCAACATTTAATTCTTTGTTAGTGATTACTTACTTTAATGTTAGTAAATACTTACTTCTTCTTTGCAACGCCTTTGATCGTGCCTTTGTTCTCGCTGGCGTAGAATACTTTTTCGGCTTTCTTCTTGCCGTATTCTTTTACCATTGCGGCTTTAATCTTTGCGCCTTTTTTGGTTAGCGGCATAATTATCTCCTTTTAGTTTATTATAGTCTATTGCATAACTTCAAGACTTGCTATTTGTGCGAACCGTCTTGTTACCTATCCTTATCTGTTTTTCCGTTAGGATGAGAGGCCGCTCCGCTGTTTATTTGGAGCTACGCGAGGCGCTTGCATCCTCTTATCCAGCTTACAAGGCTGGCGCATCACGATCAATGCTTGCATAGCATGTTCTTTACATCCCTTGAGGCCGCTTGTCCAATCCTTGTGCACACAGTGACGATTAATCGCTAGTTCCCATTCTAACGTAGTAAGCAGAATACTTCTTAATCATTTGTGATGATTATACCATACAATTACCTATTAAATCGCTCTCTTTGATTTTGCTAATGTAATAGTTTAGTGTTTTAGTTAGATTGACGCTTTATCTGTCCAATATCAAATTAGCAGGCGATAGTGAGGCCTATTTCGCGTTCGGCGTCTTCATTCGTCGTTCCAGCACTGGCAGCGTCGTCCGTTCGTTTCTTCTCTTCCGCAGTGGATACAGTAACCTTCCGCGAGCGCATCGATCAGCGCCAACCGTTCTTCGTCGGTCATCTTCTGCATTCGGTCGCGCAGCACTGCAACAAGTGTTTCAGTCTCGGTGTTCACGTTGTCCGTCTCCTTTCTCCGGGCCGGCAGCCGCCGAACCCGGCAGTCGAGCGCGACCCTCCGGCGATAATGCCGCCTCCGGGCCGCTCACTTTTGCGTTAGACATCAAGCCCTGCCTCCGCATGCGCCTTGCACTGTTCAGCGAGTTTCGTTTGGTAGCAGCCCTCGACGCCGACCATTTGCAGCAGCGTGATTGCCTTCATGCGCCACAGCATCTCCTGCTTCTTGTGCCATTCAAGCGCGTAGATAGCTTCTGCCGAGGTAATGCTTGGTGCATCGTTCTTCTTTGCCATTTCAGATCCTTTGCGTTGATGTCTAACCTTACGTTGCAGCGGATGCTCCGCTGCGCTGCGCACCGCTGAACTACACGTTAGAGCGCTTATTCCGCGCTCGCGCTTCCGCCATCTTTCTGTCGATCCGTAGTTGCCGAATCAGCGCGTTTCCGTGCCAAGCGCACATCAATTCGTGACCAGCAAGCCGCATCCTTGCCTCGCGTTTGCACTTGCAACACTTCGCTTCCGATACTCCGGCATATGTTTGCACCTTCAATCTCCTTTCCCCCCGCGCTCTAACACGGCGTTCGAGAGGGAAGCTTCGCCCGCAAGCGGGCTTGCGCCCCTCAAGCTGGCGTTACTCCATATTCCTAAATGTCCAGTTTTGCATCCTCAATGACACGCTAACAATATCAGTAGATAGCTTAAACGCTTCCTTGTTGTCTTTATGCAGTAGAGCGCATTCTAGTGACTTTGTTAGGGTCTGGAGCCTGATTAGTGGGTCGGCGTAGTCGTCAATTTCAGTCATTTCTTCCTCCAGAATGCCATAAGCCAACCACTAAGACATAGTACCATACAATTACCTATTGAAACGCTCTCTTTGCTCCCAGTCTGCTAAACATTCAGGTGAACAGAAACATCCATCCTTGATAGGCTCTGAACAGTTATGGCAGAATCCAATCCTTACTAGTTGAGGCTTGCGGTATTGCAATGCACTTTCTCTGTCTAGCTCTTCTCTTTGGGTAGCCTGGTCGTCTACAGTCATTTTGTACTCTAGGTATGTTTGTTGAGTTATACACCGATTAAGGTG